ACTAGGGTAAGATTTACCCACAGCAATATGCACAATCTGATCCACAAGGATTCCTAGTTCGTACGGTTCAAGACCATAGCGTTTGCACAGGGATTCCTCATCTATGCGTAGTTTTGAGCCATGGTTCCTCGGAACAAATCTGTAGAAATAATCTAGCGTATCACAGCCAGCACCCAATTCCCACCATGGAATTGGGGTAGTTTCAAACCTTTGTCTCAAGGCATCCATAACTGAGGAACTTGGTTCGTGTACAAGTCCCTGAACCACCACAGTACAAAATCTTTCCATCTTCTCTTTCCAAGACATAAGATTAAACTGAGTGGCGGTGACCCCGAGTTGTATAGCGGCAAGATCGCCCTCTACACAACCCAAACCTCTGAAGATAGTTCCATAATTGATACACATATGGTACCTACCATCGGTCATCTTGAGAGGTGATCTTTTGAGAAACTGGAGTTTCTCAGGGTACTCACACCGGTCAATTGTGAGTTTATGCCCAACCATCAAGGCACCAACCTTGACGGCATGTTCGAATTCCATCCCTTCATTCAAACATGTAAACACTGCAACACCTATATCATAACTAACTGTATGGTTCAACACTGTTGTCAAGACTGTGCCAGAACCTTCCATACAGGAATGAAAGATTATCTCCATAACCTCTTCAGGGTTGCTAGGGTTTACCAAAACCATATTTTTCGTGCACTGCTCCAGAAGTGCACTAGCTCGATCTGGGGAAAACCGAGCAAGCAATCTATAGATACCCATAAAAATTGGAAAGCGGTTTGACGCGTCACAGGAACTAATGTCCATGTTAGCCATAATGGCCTCACCATGGACATTGCCGATCATACATGAATCATCAGAATATACTATATAAAATATGTGATTTTTATTCTCACGATATTCCAAAGCCTGCTGGAAAACTTGATTTATCTCGTCATCCTTGGCCTTGCTCATAATATATATTGTGACGTCACACAATGGACCCTGAAACACATGTGCACCATGAATACATGCCTTAACAAACTCAGGCAACTCAGGTGCATAAATGCCCCCCACATTGTACGATGCAAAGAGTCGACCTGCCTTGCCTGGCTTGGCCCACTCTTTCTTAACGTTGAGCATGATTTTCTTAACTAAACAATCCTTCTCTTGATTTAGTTGAATACCTTTAAACCATGCCCTACGTAGTGCTTTTTTGTGGTGTTGGATAGCTTCAACATTGAAATTGCGTTGGTGCCAAATATCTAGTACACGGTAATATGCGACAGCACAATGCCCGTATGCCCATTCTTT